TTTAGATTTCCAATACTAGCAAACTCATCTTTAATTTGCAAGATTCGTTCCTTTGGAAATCTTTCAGGCCAGATACTCTTCTCATCTTCATCCCAAATACTATACCATAGTACATGCCAAGCTGAAGACTGTTTTATCCAATATAAGAAGCAATCTTCTGATATAACGGTGCCTATCAATACAATTTTACCCTCATCTGACAAAGAAGGTATAACAGCCTCTGTAACCCACTTTTTATTCTTTGCCCTAGCTTCTGGAGTATACGCATTCAACTCAGATTCAAAATCGTCTATTATAATAAGATTAGGTCGTGTATCCCCCTCAATAAAACCCCTAACTCTCTGTCCAGTACCCACAGCTACTATTCTAGTGCCATTAGCAAGTATAATATCATTATTAGTCCATCTCTTAGCTGTAGTAGGTCCCATATCTCCAAATAACTCTGAAAACTTCTCTGAATGCCATAAATGATACTTTATCCTAGATAAGAAATTAATCGACTGCGATTGTGACTCTGATATAATAACAATAAACAGGTCTTCATCACTTCTCTTAAAGGCAGCCTTCCATAGGGGAAATATAAGAGAAGTAGTAGTACTCTTAGCAGTACCACGAGGGGCCGCTATTGCGACCCTTCGCTGTTCGTTATCGGATAAGGACTTGTATATATCGAAGTGGAAAGGAGGTATCTCCTTTCGGAGGGCTGTTGGGAAGCAGTACCTTCCAAACAATGCCATATTAGTATACAGTTTCTTTAGAGCTTGTTTTTGTGCATAGCGTTCTTCGAAATCACTCATCTAACTCTTTAGTAGTCGTTCTAGATGCTTCTATATGCGACTCCTCTTTAGTAATATCATCAATAAGAGTAACAGACTTAGATTCTATCTTATCAACAGTCTTAGTCATATACTTCTCTTTCATACCGTGCATATCCTGAAGATTCTCTACTGCACGCATCATACTAGGAACATCTTTCTTGTCCTTAGCTACGGATATTGCACTTTCAAGCAAATCAAGAGTATACTTCTCTGTTAACCCGTGTTCATGCAATAAATTCTGTAATTCTTCTCGTACCATCTTTTTAAAGACCTCCGATTTCATAGTTCTCTTCCATTTACGTCTTTGAGAACTTGTTACTGCTCCTAAAGCCCATTCAATAGCTAAATCATAATCTGGCTTTAAAGCAAACATCTGAGCCAAGTTTTTCATCTTATCTTGGCCTGATTGTACTTCTATATAACTTTTCCCAGTAAATGTGACGTTAGTTTTGCGACCCGCGACCACAAGTTTCTTACTAGGATATTTAGGATTATAAAAGGTATAGCCCCAAGGAAAACGCATGTATACGCTAACGCGCCCATCATCTGCCTCATACTCCGTCTTTTTGATGACCTGAGAAACATACTCGTCATCAGAGACGGCATAATCACCTTCTTTGGCTTCTTTCCAATATTTATAATTAATTTTCTCATTATCCGCTTCGTTTTTACGATAAACCCTATAAGAGACCAGCCCCTGGTCCTTATGTCTAATATCTATAGTATACATTAGTATTGAAAGGCGTCTTCTACCCTATTATAAGTATTCATTGTATCATCTACCTCTCCTTGAGGATAATGATGTCTAGATTGTTTTAAAAATTGTTCCTCATCACCCTTCCCGGATACGTTCCAATAATCTTTCCAATATCTTGCTTGTCCTTCTAAATCAGTTGGAATTTCTTCCTCTTCATTAGCTAAACCCATTCTAGTCAAAGTAGCTCCAATTAAAGGATTATGTTCACTCAAGGCTGTGCTAGGAGAATATAATTCTTGACCACTAATAGCAGTTTCTCCTGGCAATAGATTTAGAATATCAAAATTTTCATCTCCTAATTGCTCTCTAAGATATTCATTGGCTACCCTAGCTCTTTCGCCTGCATCTCCACCATGCTCTGCTCTTTCTACGATATCCCTATATTTAATAGGGTCTATTTGAAAAGCGCTATAAGAATGTTCTCCCATAGGGTCTTGACCAACATTACTTTCAGTGGCAGCCACATTTTTCATAAAATTACTTATATTAGCATAATTACCACCTGCTTTACTTGAAAATAACTTATTTACATCTTCAATAGCATTTTCGACTAGAGATTTTTGACTTGGTTGAATATTAGGGTCTTCTGACACACCATTAGGGTCTAAAGGTTGAATATTAGGGTCATAAGATTCATTAGCTAATTGTGTTTGATTTGAATTGTTTTGATTATACAGAGAACTAACATTATTAGCGGGTTGTTCTAGATTATTCATATCTCTAGGAGGAGAACTGCCTTCAGTAACTCCACCGCCTCCAAATCCTAATAAATTGCCTACAGAACCTAATAAACCTAAACCACTCTGTACTGCTGGGGGAAATGTACCGCTATAGTAGTAACTGGAATCTCCAGTCTCTGGATTTAATTTAGTTGAATCGGGTTCTCCTAAATCAGTAAAAACTTTATGAGGAGCATCGCCATAAGCCATTAATATTCCTCAAGATTTTCTGGCATTTCAGGCTCTTCATTCCATCTATCATATAAATTTCTACCACCACGATATATAGGATGATGTTGCATCATTCTTCCTGCACGATATAAGGGATGCATACGACCATATTTCAGAACTGTATCCATTAATCCTGGACGTTCTCCCTCTCCTCCTAGCATTCTAGGGTCGATATCAGTCATTTCTCCACCCTCTAGTTGTCCATAATTAGGATTCGGGATATCCATTTGATTTCCCTCAAGAAACATCCTAGGGTTCAATCCTAATTCGCCTCTTCGTCTATTTTCCTCTTGCATATACTCTTGACCATATAAATCACTATTTGGGTCTACCGTATCTTGCATACTCGGGTCAAAAGAAACAGGGTCACCATAATCATCATATCCTTGTGTTTCTCTTCGGAGTCTACGATTTTCCTTCATATCCTGTATTTTTTGCCTTATACCTGCAAAAGGTTGAAATTTAGCCATTATATCATCTCATCACTTTGGACTCCAGGAAAATCTCCTGAACTCAATTGGTCGTATGTTACTTTAGAGGCAATTCCTGTAGCACCTATTAAACCTAAAGCTTTTAGTATCATCATTAAATTAGCTCTGTCCTTAGGTTTAGCTAACTGACCAGGGACAGTCATAGCAGAATAGCCACGCATTCCTTCTAAAGCTTTCTTTTCAAATTCTTTTCTATAATTATCTCCACGAGTAGGAGGTATTAATCGACTAGGAGTCTTTGCTGCCATCCTTCCTGCTGTTCTTTGGGGTCTAGCTAGTGCTTTACTCATTAATTCCGCTCTACTGGCCGGACCAGCACCAGGAATCCTACCAGCAATAGTTCCTTCAATACCTAATTGCGGGGGTAACCTCTTACCTGTATAAGGCGACCTTGCTATATTACTCTTTCTTAGAGCTTCTGCTTTCTGTCTAGCTTCATAGGATTTTCTAGCAGCTTCAGTAGTTGGTTTAGCTATTCTAGCAGCCTTTCTTTTAGGAAAAGTTTTAGTAGGTTTCAGAGTTCTACCAGCTTTTGGAACAGCCTTTTCCAACCGCATCAATTCTTGCTCACTATATCCAAGGCTCCTCATCATACGTTGAGCCTCGCCCCTACCAAATCTTTTTGCTAATTTTGCAAATAACCTCGCTAATGCAGATACTGCCATATTATACTCCCTTTGAATGCATAGGATTGCCTATGCAGTTTGAACAAATAATTTTTACTTTCTTTTTCTTCTTTTTAGCCATTAAAATTTTCCCATTTTATTATTTTAGAACATAGTTCCCGTTAAATCAGGGTCTTGCATATGTTGCTTCCAATCAGCCTCCATTATCCTTCCTTCTTTTCTCTGACCAAAAGTACTTCGTGGCTGTCTTCTAACTTGTAATGATTTTACGGCTTGCTTTATCTTAGTATCAGGAAATCCAAGCTTCTGAGCCTTTTTAATACCACCCATCATACCATTCTGCTGAATAAGCCTTTGTATGACTCTAGCTATTGCTGATACAGCCATCTAATACCTCTTTTTCGCTTTTTTAGGCTTAGAAACCTTTTTATTTATCTTTTTAGCATATTTCTTTGCAGCAGCCTTGCCTTTGGCTGTATAACTAAACTTCTTTTTACCTACTTTTGGCATTCGGCCTCCATTTTACCACTATAACTTAATATTAAACCAGACACAAATGCAAATAATACTTTTTTCCCTAATAGTACTACAGTAGCTAATATACCTGTCTATTACTATGTAAACACTGTAAAGCTAGTAGTAACTACTATAGTACTACTACGTAGTAAAATACACCAATAAATGGATTTTCCTAGAAAAATTTTCAAAAATTAATAATATCCATCTAATGCACTATGTAAGTCAACAGGATTCTCTTTAGTATTGATTTTTTCTATATACTTCCTTAATTTCTCTAATTTAATAGATACCTCATCTTTATCCATTGATGCTTCGCAGCATGCATCTATATCATCATTTATAAGTACTTTTATAGTATGCAAAGCTTCAGTCGTAGATATACACATTATCCCCTCCTTATCGTATACTTAAATATACAGTAAGAAAAAATTTTAAAAAAATTATTTTAGAATGCGTGCACGTGATATACCATTGACTCCACTGGGCGAAAATCAGGGGGATGGGGGTCAACTCTTGTTGAAACAATTAATTATGTTGCCCCAGCCTCCCACCACCTCAATGTAACACAAACATAGCTACTGTAGGCTAGTATGCATACTATTACTGTGCCTGTGTTTGGCTATGTGCTTGTGTTACATTGAGTTTGCCTATTAGCTATTACTTAGTATTAATACTATTATACTCTGTTTTTACTACACACACATCTGTAACTACAGTCCAACTCTACAAGTGATGTATGTGTTTCTTATGTATAATACTATTAATACTAACTAATACCTATCAAAGATGATTTTCGCCCTCCTCCGTCAATATGCCTCTTCTATCCTTGATAATTAAATAACCAATTAAAAAGGATAAATAAAATGATTAAATTATTAAAGCAAATAGTATCATCTTTTAATTTAACTGATGTTCAAACCGAGGCTCTAGAGGCTCTAATATTGTTAGAAGATGTAAATGTGTCTCCTACAGCTTCTGATAAAGGTTTGAATATCAGGGGTATTCAGGTATTCAACGAATCTCAGTTAAGTAGCATACCTGAATATGTAGCCTTTGAGAAATCTCTTGAAGGGTCTAATATTAATCTATTAGTAAATCAAGGCAAAGGTTATGATAATCCTATGGTATCTGTAGTCGCTTCTACATCCACAGGACAATCTAAGGAAGATAAGCAAAGCATATTTGCATAATGTCCAATTTAAATCAAAGGGAAAGCTGACGCTTTCCCTTTGATTGTAAATATTCTGTATAATTAATTAGTGGTGCTAACATCACACAGCTATGAGGTAAATAAAATGAAAGAGTACATGATAATAAATCTATTAAGTGGTATTATAACTATAGTTATTGCTAAAAGTGTATTTGATGCAATAAGAAAAGGACAGAATTATTTCAGCGAACCTAACAGGAACAAAATACCTGTTCAAGTGTTAAACTAATGATACCAAAGTGTCCATATCATTGTAAATATCAATTAGTTAAGTGGTTAGTTACGCATAGAGGTTGGAAAGAATCTCATGCTAACAAACTAAGTAAGCCACAATTATATGCTATTTGGTATAAAAGTTAATCTATTAAGAGAGTTACGGCTAAAACCACCATTCGTTAGAACATAAGTCCTGGAAGGCAGTAAGCGTGGTCTCTCTTAATATTATAAAGAAAGAGAGGTATGCAGTGTTAAAAGATAAAGGGTTACTAGCATTATTTTCATGTATATTTATAATATTAGCTATTGGTATGTTATCACATGATATTAGTTATTGGTGGATTGCAGGATTTGTGGCATTATTATTTTATGGTTCATTAATAACTGAATTAGTTGGATTTAATGAAGATAAATGGGATAATTGTATTGATGATGAATCACAATGTTGGCCTAAGGATTGGGAAACTTATAAAGCAGGATATAAAGCTCCTGATGAGTATAATTTACCTAATGAATTAGCAAAACCAAAGGAACATAGACATCCAGATATAACTGTAATTGTTAAAGATAAGAATAACTATTGTAAAGAATGTGGTTATTTAGTATGCGTATGCAAACCAGTAGTAAATTAAAATAGATTAAAGCACGGATTTATTAGAGGATGTTCTGAGCCAGATGTGGCATCTCAATATCAACTCGGTTCGTGCTTTTTTCATAACATAAGAGGTATATAATGACAATAAAAGAAGTTATTAGTGGTGTATTAGCAGTGATATTATTATCAACAATATCATATTTCTCAGTTATTACATTTACTAAAGTAATTAAAGAAGAAGTAGTAGTTATTGAAGAGAGAGAGGTAGAAGTAGAAAAGATAGTAACCAAAGTTGATACCGTTTGGCAGTATAAAGATTATCGCAGTGAAATAGCATTAAATGATTACGAAGTCCTTGTTAGCAAGAATTTCCTATTTCATATGGCAGAAGATAATCCAATTGCCAATCAAATAAGAGATGCATTACCATTTGGTGAAGTATTTAATTGGTGGAGAGACCAATTAGGCCCTTGTGGAGTATTTGAATGGAATGATTCAATGTATGTAACTCTTTATAAAGAAGAATCCGTGGGTACTTGCGAACATATAGCTGAATAAGCTAATTTACCAGCCGGTAGATATTTCCTCCTATACCATTCGTATCCACACATACGATATCTATCGGCAAACGGGCACGACAGGTTTCGACCTAGGTAAGGTGAGTCCCACCTTGACGGTATCTGAGTTCAATTCTCAGCGTGTCCACAAATTTAAACTATGTACCTCATAGTTATAGCTAATGTTCAAATGACTAAGACACTTGCATTAGCTATGGGAGACCAAGGATTAAGAGACCCTATGGTTATAAAGATATTGACAGGCGAGAAGAGCCCATGAGACCGAAAGGGGAATGGTATGCTATCTAACGAGGGTCAAGCCTCCCAAAATTTTAAAAGGAGAAAATAATGATATTCAAGGAAATAGTACATAATTATAAACAAGCAGACCATGAAGAAATTCCTAAAGAAGAATTATGGGAAGATGGTGAATTAAATGCAGCAGAAGTACAACATAAAATTATATCTCAT